CGGTCACGCCCACCTATCCCCCGATCCCCACCCTCTACGTCCTCATGGCCGACTCGGTCACCAGCATGACGGTGGTGGGCGACTGGTCCCCAGGAGTCACCATGAGCGACTCGGTCACCAGCATGGAGGTCGACGCCGACGTGGTCGCCTACCAGGACTCCGGGGCCATCGCCATGGAGGCCAACACCTACATGAGCGTCGACAGCGACTGGTCAGTCAACACCGTCGTCATGGCGGATTCCTCCACATCCCTCAGCGCAACAGGATTGGTGAACGGACAATGAGTACAGCAGTCACCCTCTTGACCAAGGACGGCAGGATCGTCCACGGCATCAACTACACGGTGAGCAGCAGCAGCCTGCCCAGTGGCCCTGACGCTCTGGCGGCACAGATGCCAGGTGGCATGGCCTATGGCGTCTACCACATCCATGACGAACTGGGCTGGCGCTACATCCCGGCCACCAACATCGCCGCCGTCATCAGTGTGTCGGCAGGGGCACAAACATGATCTTGGAGTCGGGGGATATTTTCAACCGGCGCATCAACAAGAGAGACCTGGGCATCGACCCCTGGGATCTCAAGCGGCTCCAGCCCGCCAGCTACGAGATCAGCCTGTCTCCGCAGTTCCTGATCTTCGACCCCACCGTCACCTTCATCGACTCGGAGCATCCAGGGGACTACACCCGCTGGGTCAACATCGATGACGACGAGCAGCCCTGGTACGACCTGGGGGCCTACATCCTGCGCCCTGGTGAGTTCGTACTGGGGTCCAGCGTGGAGGTCTTCACCTTCCCCGATGACCTGGCCGGGGAACTGACCGGGCGCTCCTCCATCGGGCGCATGGGCATCCAGGTCCACTCCACGGCAGGCTTCTTTGACCCCGGCTTTAACGGCACGGCCACCCTTGAAATCAGCAACATCAGCCCTGTGCCCATCCGCCTGCGGCCTGGTCTGGTCATCGCCCAGATGCGCTTCGTGAAGCTGTCCCGGACCAGCCAGTGGGCCTACGGCCACCCGGAGCGCCGCAACCACTACCAGGGTCAGCGAGGCCCCACTCCCAGTCGCCTGGGCCAGGAGGATCTCGTCCGACCCATCAAGGATGTCCAGCTACAGCTACCAGGGGTGGACTGGTCCCAGTACGAAAAGCATGGAAATTAGCCACGGGTGCTACTCGGGCAGTGAGAGCCAGTTTGACGGCCTGCGCTGCGTGTGGTCCCAGGTGGCGGGCTACGGCCTACATGACTTCAGGAACCAGGGTGGGCCGGTCCTGCCCCGCCTGGACTACGAGCGGTACTGCGAGGAGGACTTCGACGGCCACTGGCCTGACGGGGCACCCGACGATCCCCTGATCATCCTCCTGATCCACCACGAAAAAACTGGCATCATCAAGTGGCAGCACGCCCCCTACCTGGCGGATCGCCTGGAGCAACTGGAACAGGCTATGGTCCAGCCGGGGTCGACCTCTCAGTGGGTACTGTTGACCCAGCAATTTCACCGGGGACTGCGTACCGCAGCACACTGGAGGCAGGATGTGATTTTTTCATCGTGAAGACCAGCGTCGGTGCCCATCGCCGCAGCGTGAACCGCTGCACCTCCAAGAAGGTGGAGATGAAGGGGAGGCGGCGCTCCTGGCGCTGCCAGCTAGTCCAGGGTCATGCCGGTAAGCACATCAGCTTCTCCGGTCACCGCACCTGGGAGGAGGCCCATGAGCAAGAGTCGGGATGAGTACGAGAGCCGTCTGGACGCCGCCTCCAGTGCCCATCGCCTGGATCCCCTCAGGGATGCCGCCCACCGGGCCGTCACGGTGTGGATGGCTGAGGATGAGATGGCTAGGGTCGAACTGTCCGATGACTTCTGGAAGGCCATGGGTGACCTGGCGGCTGTCCTGGTCAGCAAGAAGAGGGGTGAGCCATACGTACCTGAGGTAGAGGTCACCGAATCAGCCCTGCGGAATGCCTATGGTGATGTGGGGGCCACATCGACAATGTCACCTGTCCATGTGGATGCCCCTGAGAGGCCCCTAGAACGTCGCAGGAGCGGCGCAAAAAATGTTTCCGCCCCGGAGTACCAAAAAGCCTTCATAGAGGAGTCACGGGCGTCTATGGGCCAGCCCTCGGTGGAGGACGCTGAGGCCCTGGTGGGCAAGTACGTCAAGCTGACCTTCAACATCGACTGGCACCCGGCTGAGGGGGTGCTGACCCAGGTGAACCAGCAGGAGCCACAGCCGCCCTACCTCCTGCTCGACAACTACCGGGAGCGCCGTTACCCGCTCTACACCATCCAGTCGATCCAGGTGGTGCCATGACATCACCTACCGCCGACTATGTGTGTCGCTATTGCGGTCACCCTGTCTCCATCCAAGAGTCAGGGGAATGGGGACATACCCGCCTGGTACTTGACCAACTGCGGTTCTGGTGCGTGCCGCCACGCAAGTTGGAGCCAGTTGAACCATTAGCCCATAGCGTGCAGCTAGGGGACAGGCCATGAGCTATGACGATGCCTGGCAGGACTCCTCGGCCAAGACCTGGGTCCACCACGTTCTCGATGAGATGGTGCCCAAGCTGTCCAGGAGCGCCCTGGTCATTTCCCTGGTGCCAGAGAGCCGGGAAGGTGATGTGAAGTTTTGGGTGGAACTGGGGGCGTCCATCATGTTGGACAAGCCCATCATCGCCGTGGTGATGGGCGACGCCCCTCTGCCCTGGAAGTTGGTACAGGTAGCCGATGAGATCGTGCGTTGTCCCAAGGGCATCGATCCCTCCAGCAGTGACGAACTGGCCGCAGCTATCAAGAAAGTGATGGGCGATGACTGATTCTGGCGCTACTGGCTCCGACAGGGTGAGTGCTATTGGGAGCGGGGGTGCCAGTTATCCCGCTCCCACCAGCTTCACCTGTCCACGTTGCGGGATGACGAGCCACAACCCGAATGATGTACGTGAAGGCTATTGCGGCCATTGCCATGATTGGACCGGGCCATGACCGTTGGCCTGGTGATGATCGTCAAGGACGAGGCCCTGATCCTGCCCAGGCTGGCGGCGAGCGTGAAGGATCACATCGACTACTGGACGGTGGTGGACACCGGCAGCACTGACAGCACCACCCAGGTGGCCCAGGATGTCTTCGCCCCGGTCCCCGGCCAGGTGCTGGTTCACCCCTTCGACGGCTACGGCCCCAGTCGCAGTTTTGCCTTGCGCCAGGCTGAGAGCCACACCGACTGGATGCTGGTCCTCGACGCCGACGACACCTTCCACGGGGAGATCGACACCGACATCACGGCTGACTGCGTCGAGGCTGAGATGCGCCAGGGGGACATGCGCTTCTGGCTGCCGAAGCTGCTGCGCTCCAACCGGGGCTGGGAGTCCAAGGGCCGCACCCATGAGTACTACTGGTCGCCGGTCGCCAGTGGCACCTGGCCGGTCAGAACGTCATCGTTCTATGTGCAGCATCATGGTGACGGCACCGGGCGCAGGGAGAAGTTTGAGCGGGACGCCAAGCTGCTGGCCCTCGACTGGGAGGACGGCCATGAGCCACGCACGGCCTTCTACCTGGCCCGCACCTATGACGACATGAGCGAGATGCCCCAGGCCATCGAGTGGTACCGCACCCGGCTGAACATGGAGGGCTGGGAGGAGGAGTCCTTCTATGCCCGGTTCCGCCTGGGGGTGAACCTGCTCAACCTGGGGGCGGTCGCAGAAGGCGTGGGCCACCTGTGGGCAGCCTGGGGCCAGCGGCCGGGGCGGGCAGAGCCGATGGTGGCTCTGGCTGAGCATTACCGGCTGAGCGAGCAGTGGCTGTTGGCCTGGCACACCATCAACCTGGCGAAGGAGTACTACGAGCCGAACACGCCGGGGCTGTTCGTGGACATCAGCATGGAGTGGCGCATCAACTACGAGATGTCCATCGCCGCCTGGTGGGCAGACCACAAGGACTGGGGACGCCTGGCCTTGCAGAAGCTGCTGACCCGTGACGACATCCCCGATCCTTACCGGTCCTCGATCCTCCAGAACCGAGAGTTCTACTTCGGCTAGCGCCGTCGCCGCTGCGCCATACGACGCTGGAAGTCAGCCATGATGGCGTCGATACGCTCGACGTGGTCTGGCATGACCTCTTTCCACTCTGCGATCTCGTCAGGGTGGCGGGACAGGTAGTCACCAGCCAGCACATCCGGCCAGCCGTCCTCAGGCCCACCGTTCCAGCGAATGGACTTGGGGTAAGTGCCGTCGATGATCTCGGAGATCTCGACGTTCAGCCGTTCGTCGCTTGGCTCCATGGTGGTCTTCCAGGCCACGTAGGGACGGTCGACGGGGTAGGCCCCGCAGACGGATCCCTCCACCCACACCGGCAGGCTGCCCTGGGTGATGAAGATGCGGTCAGCGTTGGCCCGGTCCCGGAGGCAGGGGTCGCAGATGTTGAAGGTGAGGTACTCACCATGCAGGTCATCGAAGACCCGTGAGCCGTAGTTACCACTGGTGTGGCAGACCACGCCGTCACGGGGCTGGCCCTCGTCGTCCATCTCCCGGTACAGCACCATGCCGCAGATGATGCAGGGGAAGTCTTGTTTGCGTTCAGGTCTCATGTTCACCTCCTTTCCTCTCTCATCTATATCAAGGACGCTTGCGCCCTTATGTGTCAGAACTTTCTGGATGATCTCGCTTCCACATTTCCAGGGCCATCTTCTCGGCCTCGATGTGCTGAGCCACTGCGGCCTCATCCCAGGGGCGAGGCTCCTGGGCCTTCTCGTCCAGGCAGTACAACTCGTTGACCGTGTGGCAGCTATAGATGAACTCTTGGAACTGCTCGTCGCACCAGGGCGGCACCCAGGAGTCGGAGCGGCACACGAACACGGCATGGAACAGCGTGGGGTTGGGTTCACCGTCATCCACCTGGCGGTCGATGACCTCCTCGGGCAGGTCAGGCCCGCCCTCGACCTCCATGGCCCAGGGCTTCCACCGGGGGTAGCGGACGTGGAGTTCGGACTGCTCCCA